GACCCAGGCGACCCACTTTTTGTTCATCGATGCTGATGTTCACTTTGACCCAGACTCTGTGATTCGTCTGATCAAGTCGGGACACGACGTGTGCTGCGCCGCGTACCCCAAGAAGTGCGTCATGTGGGACCAAGCCGAGGCCTACGTCAAGTCTGGTAAAGAGGGTCGGGACTTGGCCCGCGTCGCCTCGTCACTGGTCATGAATTTCCGGTACCAACAGACCCAAATCAAGGATGGGTTTGCCGAGGTTCTGGACGGGCCGACCGGCTTTTTGCTCATTAAGCGTGACGTATTTCGTCGAATGGAGGAGAAGTACCCCGAGCTCGAGTGTGTCAACGACCACCAGAACCGCGACCTTGATCGGTATAACGCCGTACTAGATTGTATGATCGATCCCGTGACCCGTCGGTACTTGTCCGAGGACTACGCCTTTTGTCGGCGTTGGCAACAGATGGGGGGTCAGATCTTCGCCGATTGTATGACTGTTCTGGGCCACGTGGGCAATATTCGATTCCAAGGGTCTCTCGAAGAGCGGCTTAAGAGTGCGGCGAGTGTTTAGGATATGACAGTGAATATTTATTGCATCACATGTAAATCTACAGGTGAACAATATGTGGGACAGACTATGAAAAAAATTAGATATCGTTTCAGAGAACATATACGTAAAGCTCTTAACAACCAGAAAAGTTGTACGAAGTTATCAAGAGCTATTCGCAAATATAAACCAGAAAATTTCACAATTGAATTAATTACTTCTGTATCTCCCGAAGAAAAGGATCAAGCAGAGGTATTCTGGATAGCTGAATTAAATACTGTTGCACCAAATGGCTTGAATCTATTAAGTGGTGGTCAACGGAATTCTTATCCTTGTGAAGAAACTCTTCAAAGAATGCGAGAGGCTGCATTAGCTCGCTGTACACCCGAATGGAGAAAACAGGCGAGTGAACGTCAAAAAGGAGTACCCAAGAGTAAAGAAGCATGTGAAAAACTTGGACTGAGGATGGTTGAATTATGGAAGGATCCAGACTGGCGTGAAAACCAAGTTGCTAAGCGAACCGGTAAAACGCCATCGGATGAAACTAAGACAAAGATGTCTAAAAGTCAGAGTGAGCGCGAACGTCCGCGCCGGACGAGAAAGAACACTGAAGATTCTGAACTTCCAAAGTTTGTAATTCATTGTCGCGAAAAATCAAGAAAAGGTGATATCAGGGAGGGATACCGAGTCAAGGATCACCCAGTTTTGGATGGTAAAAGGTTTTGTTCCTCAAAACTGACAATGTCTCAAAAACTGGAACTGACATTAGAATACTTAAGAACATCACCCGTCTAAATCATAATGACCGTCCTCCACGTGTGTATGGTCACGCGAAACAAGTCGATTAGCGCGACGAGCCTCCACACGGCGATGAATCTTCACATGGCGTGTATGCAGCGCGGCATGCACTTGGAGATTCACTTTGTGGAGGACAAGTCGAGTCTGCCAAAGCTCATCAAGTCGGGCGAGCGCATTTTTTGGATGGACTATGGAACAAACCTCAATAACGAAACATTGATCAAGGTTGTTGACCCTCTCGAGAAGGGCCTCAATGTTCTCGTGTTCCCATCCGTCAAGGAGGGTATTAATTGGGACCAGTTTGCAAAGAAAACCAAGGCGGGCTCAACTGAGCCTGTGGGGCAACGCGGTCTTGAGTTTGATACCACCGTTGGCAAAAAGTTGGCAGACGGTCTGTACGAGCTTGACAAGACATCGGCGCGCGTGTGGGCTATGGATGCGAAACCCGTGGACAAGAAGCTTCGAGGTGGAAAGGAGCCAATTAAGTTGCCATTGGACTCAAACGAGGCTATGTTCACAACACTCAAAAATATAGGAATTAAAATTGGTGTCATGTCCGAGGCGATCGTCGTGTGTCACTATACACACGAGTGTTTTGGAAACATTCTCGAGGCGGCGGGGGTCGAGCTCGCTCCTTGAGCTCGACCGGCCTTAGAGACGAGACGCTCTTCAATTGTATCTAAAAAATGGGTGACCTCCATGCGTTCATTTCAAACGCATGGGGCGCGACTGACCCGACCCGGTTCCCGGGGCCCCAACCCGTCTCTATAGAGAGACGTCACTTCCCTCTCCTCAAACGCCAACTGTACATGGTGTGTGAAAAGACGGATGGTGTGCGCCACCTACTTGCGAGCACAGATGATGGTGTTTTCCTTGTGAACCGCGCATTTGCTTGTGAAAAGGTGAACATTCGTATTACAAAGGATACACTTCTCGATGGAGAGCTCGTCAAGACCAAAGTGGGTAAGGTGCTTTTCATGGTCTATGATGCTGTGCGTGTCAAGGGCGAGGACCTGACCCAAAAGCCGCTTGATGCCCGACTCGAGGCGGCGCGTAGAGTTGTCAGGGCCGTCATCAAGACTGCAAATGCACCCCTCGAGATTCGAGTCAAGACCATGACGGACCTGAAAGACTTCAAGTCCTTCCCCGACCTGAACGCGTTCGAGTACGAGACGGACGGGCTCGTCTTCACGCCCGTGAATGAGCCTGTCCGAACAGGGACCCACGAGACCATGTTCAAGTGGAAGCCTCGTGAGCGTATCACGATTGATTTTTGTATCAAAAATGGGATGGAACTTTTTGTACAGGACAAGGGGATCCCATACAAAGAGGCCAATTTGCATTTACACAATGTACGCCTAGACCTTCCAGATGGGACGATTGTGGAGTGTGGGTACGGGGATCTAGGGTGGTTTGTGGAGAAGATCAGGACGGACAAGACGCACGCCAATAATCGAAGGACCTATTTCAGGACGATAGTGAATATACGTGAGAACATTCAGTTGAATGAATTTTCTGATATAATATAAATGTCCAAAGGTTCCGGTAATACTGGTGTCATAATTCTCGTCGCATGTTTTTTCCTCTTTCTTTTTGCGGGAGGAATAACTGCCGGTCTGTACTACGGGAACGTAACGTGTCCTCAATTTGGGGCGAACTGTCCTGCTGCACCAAGCTCTCAGACGCCCGCAGGCACCACCCCGCCCCCTCCCGACACGACCCCCCCTGTAACCGTTACACCGGTCGTGTCGGCCGTCGTTCCGGGCACCGTTTCTCCATCCACAACGGCTGCTTCTCCAATCCCAACTGCTGTAAACCCCACGCCAGTGGCGACCACCCCCCCACCTCCCGCGGTTTCAACTCCAAATCCATATATTACGATTCCATCCCCCCCGCCTCCAGCCCCTAGTGTACACGGGTTTGTTCCTATTCAGACCGTGTCTCGGAGTGTTGTTTTAAGCCCGAATAAATCCACTGCTCCTACTGCCGGAGACGCTGGACTCGCGGATGGCGTTCCTCTGGGTCAATGGAATGTGCCCAATCTTACCACCTCAGCCTATCTTCGTTTCAATGGAACAAACGTTATGAAAGTTCGAAACATAGCATATTACAATTTGTACGGTTACTTTATTGATTCAAGTGGAAACCAGATTGCGACACCGTATTCTGGTGATACACGGTTCTCTATGTTCGAAATTGGTAACTTTTATCCTTAAAGCGACTTGATGGGTCTGTACCACGCTTGGTAAAACTCACCCCGAAGCACCTTTATGTCCGGTAATTCAGACACTTTTTCATCGTCTTTCACGTACCACTTGTCAAACCGTCTCACGAGCAAAGCATAGTGCCCCCCGTTCTTGTGCCCTTGGTGCATGACGCACGCAAAGAGTTTGAGCCCTTCAAACTCGAATGGAATTTCAATCGGAAATTTGTAGTCATACATGGAGAATGAAAAACTCGTAAACTTAGGCCAACGCTTGACGCGGGTATGGATCGATGCACTTTTGTGCGTCGTCCCAGAACTGTCTGTATAATTTTCAATTGAAATTGGTTGGTACCGATCCTTGATCAAGTCTTGGAGCCGACACGGTTCGGAGACGTCCAAAAGCATAGTTGTGAATGGTGTCCGTATAACGGACTCACCGCCGTCCCATGATGTCATTTGGACCTCTTCCCCATTGAACAGGTCTGTTATGAATTCCTTTCCAAGTGATTGTTCAAAAACGTCTATGAGATGAAGAATAACCTCCTGGGCATCGTGTTGCTTTCCATCTGCAAATTCAGGGTACCGAACTTTGAAGGCGCCAAACAGGTCGCTCGGACTCACGGGATTCGTCTTGCCTTTTATGAAAAGTTGCTTAACAACCTTTTGGTACTCGCGCGTGATATCACACGGGCCCGTGTACTCCACGTCAAAGAGGAATTTTGTGAGTGGAGGCACGTGAGCCAAACACTGAATCGCCGTGTTGAAATAACATGAATTGCCAAGGTTCCAGAGACCTCGCATCTTGTCTTAAAAGAACAGAGCGCTGTATCTCTAAGACAAAATGAGTATCGCAATTCACGACAACGCCAACCCGGCCGCCAAGGTCCTCTTTGACAAGTGGGCCGATGTGATTGAAAATCACCGCCACTCGGAGAATACAGAGATTGAGATTCGGTTCGGGCGTGGTTCAACGCGAGGCTTTGACACAAATGTGGGACAGGAGACCTTCAAGAAGGTTCTACAGGCCCTGACCAAGTACGAGGGGTGGGAGTCTACCAATCACTCGGAGGTGACTGTGTACTATTTTGACGGCGGGAAAAGGCTTTCCGTGAATGAGCAGACGGATGAGCAAATTGGCGAAATCAAGACCCGCGTGGCGGTTGATGATTTTCAGTTGCCGAACGCGCCTCTGGACGTGCGTCTGGGTATTAGCACGGAGGTGCCGTTCGAGTATGACGGGGAGGAGACGAGTACCGAGCAAAAGACCAAGGAGCGTTGGTCGTTTGTTCGGAAGAATTTGAGTATCGACATGACAATCATCACGGGCACTCCCGATGACAAAGATTCGGACGACGATAAGACGTACCAAATTGAGATGGAAATTATTGATCCTTCCCAAATTCAAAACAAAATTGAGTTGTTCAATCTTTTGTACAAGGTGTTTGATCTTATGAAACTCCTCTAGGCTTTCTTTCCTTTCACGACTTTGCGTTTTAGAGGCCCAACCGCCCCAAACTTAATTTTATTCATAATATTCTTCTTCCATTGCTCCTGAAGTTTCTTCATTTGTGCGGGCTTCACCTTCCCCTTGATGGCCGCACGAATCTCGTTCCATGTCCAGTTCTTTCTCGTATTGACCCCGAGGCTTTCCAGTGTATTAGACAAATTGACGGCGTTCCGTGGGATGGCGTACACGTAATTGAGTCGGTGATTTGGTGCTGCGCGTTCCTTCCGTGGTTTCTTGGGCATCTCTTGGCCTCGGAACAGGTACGCATTCTTAACAAACCGTTTGTACAAAGCCTCCACATCCTTCTTGAGTGGTTTCCCCCTTGATCCTCTCGGAAGTCCATTCAGAGCTCGGATGAGTTTGCGTGCATTGTTCTTGTTGTATGCCGGTCCGAGGTTCTGGGACAGACGCATGTTCCACTCCATTTCACGTGCAAAAGCCTCGGCCTCGGCGTTTTCCCGCGCCTCTTGTTGAGCCGCCGCCTTTGCGTTTGCCACCGCCTTGTTTGCAGCCGCTTTTGCCGCCGCCGCTTTGTTCGCCGCCGCTTTGTTTGCAGCCTCCTTTTTACCGTACAAAACGGCTCGTATGGCGTTGAACCGATCAGACAAGTTCAGATTGTTGTATTGAGCAAACACGTTGGGAGTCAAAAGCTTCTTGGCAATCTTCTGACGGGTGTCGGCGCCGAGTGTCACCCACTCGCGCTCGGTCGCAACACCCTCCTCTGTGACCCGGCGGACCCGTCCGTTATTCAAAAATTTGTAATAAATTCCATCGACAAGCACGTCTGCAGATCTGTTCGGCCGGCTTGGTACACCCACCCTTCCTTGTATGTACCCTATGAGCGTCGCCTTCGAGCTTTTTGCATTGACCTGAGCGATACCAACGTTGCGTGCGATCGTCAAGAGCTCACCGACAGGGATCCGTGTCGCCTGTTTCCCGTTGATACGCAGAATCTTGTTCAGACCCATCTCGATTCTGTGTCTCGGACCCGCGTTGTTCGCCGTCTTGACGTTGGCACCGATACCGAACAGGGCGCGGACGGCCGGTGGGATGTTGCGTTTCGCCGCCGCATAGCTCTTTATCACAGTCTTGGCACCAGCCTTCTTATCCTTGGGCACGTCATACACGCGGGGTTGGTGACCTGGTCCGGGGCGGACGTACTTCTTTCCGGAAGGGTCGACGAAGTTCCATTCCGAGCGTTCGGCGCGGTTCACAGCACGTTTCTCGAGGTTCTGAGTCGGCAAGGGAATACCGAGGTTCTTAAACACCTGTTTGGTGGCGGGTGGTGGTTCAACGCCCACCTCCTTGAACCGCCGAGCGACCGTCGCCGCATTCTTGGCGGTCAGTTTCAAGTAGCCTACTTGGACGGGGTCCCGGAGCTCGGGTCTGCGTTCCATCTTGGCCCACATGTACAGACGGGGCTTGTTGTTTTGGCCCGGACGCACGTAGTATCCGAGAGGGGGTGCCGTGGTCCAAGAAGCGACCAGAGGGTACCTGTTGGCGGCCCGAGCACGCGCCGCCGCCCCTGCGTTCTTCCGGGGCTTCACGAGCATTCCCCGACCTGGCTGCATGACAAACGCTGGCGCAACGCCATACGTCGGACTCAGGAACTGCTTAAAGAGCTCACGGGGCAGGTCAATGTCCTTGGGGTTCTTTATACCTGTAAACAGAACCGTCCCATTCTCGAAGAATTGGTACGTCCATTTTGGTTTCTTGAGTTTCAAGATGACAGCCTTGACACCAAACTCCTTGGCGGGCCGAACAGTCTCACGCATGGACTCGGGAAGCTTTCGAAGCTCCGTCGCAAGTCCATCGAGATCAAAGTGTTTATTGACGTTGAACATCCCGTCAATCTTCTTGTATGTTGGTGGCGCCTTCAAAAGGAGTTTCGGGGCCCATCCGTTCTTGACGATGGCCAAAAGCGCCTGTTCGTAGTTTCCCGCACCGAGAACATCAAAGCCCGTGTCGCTCAAAACGATGGTGACGTTCCTGTACCGTGCCACGAGTTTCGTGACGCCCGACTCGTCCCCGACCCACCGTCCTTGGTTCCACCGTACGACGGGCGCCTTGCCTGCCGACCTGTACCCCGTAATCTCCGAGAACCCCTTGGGTTCCGACTCGAACACGCGAGACCACAGGGTCGGCAATTTGAACGAAACAATCTGGGCCGTTATGACGGGTTTGGACAGCTTATACACCCCCTGATTGTTTGTAAAAATAAGCTTCCGCCGGAACATCTCTTGGATCTTTCTGGCGGCTACCCCCTGATTCATATCTGATGTTTAGATACATTTTAATTTTCATCAACAAAGTCGAGACCGAAGATGAATGGCTGAGCCGAGTATGAATTTCCATTCCAAATTCGAGACTCTGTACGGACCTCGATTTCGCGCGAACTGAAAGGGCCTGCGTAAAAGTCTTGGTTGAACTTGAATGTTCCGAGCATATTCTCCTTGCAGTGCTGATTGAACTTCTCCACGAATAGGCGCTGGGGAACACACAGATTCTTGCCGAACCGAACCTTCTCCGAACACAGCAGGTGCTGGAGCGAGTTTGTGACGGTCGCAATCTGGTTCTGGACTTGCTTGAAATAGGCGGGGAGAACGTTCCAGATGTCCTTGTCTGCATACTTGTGCGCATAGTCGAGGTAGGCTCGGAGACACTTGCACAGAATCGCGGGCATCTCGAGCTCGAGCTTGTCGTCCAAGTGCGGGTCGGCCACGTCCGGCGCAATCTGTCGCCCAAAATTCACCGTCGCCAAACGACGCAAGATTGACCCCGAATTGTCCTTCCAATTTGGAACCTCGTTCCCGCCCAGGATACCAGGCGTCTTCCACTGAACGCTCACGGCTGTCTCGCACTTGCGCGCCACGCTCACATCCTCACCAGACACGAGCGACTGAAACTCCGCCTGCTCGAGCTGAAGGTCACCCTTAATCTCGGGACTAATGAACATGAACCCCTTGTAAATGCTCTGGAGTCCAAACTTCTTCTCGATATTGTTCGACAAGGTAGCCACGTCCTCACACTCGTAAAACTTGCGCGCAACCTTGGTAATCAGGGTCGACTTGCCCGACTGTGCGATACCCTTGAGGAAAGGGATGATTTGCCACCCGTCCAGCTCATTGACGTCAAAACACAGACGACCCATGAACACATAGATCCAGCGACACACAGACTCTTCAAACTTTTGGTAATCCAGAACCTTTTGGAAGTTTGGTGTTGCGATCCGGTACCAGTCATCAATCTCGTGGTGGGGGTCAAAGGGCAAGTCAAAGTACTTGCACGACACGAGCTCAGGGTCCAACTCGTGAAACTCCTTGGATGTATACTCGTAAAACGTAAACTGGCGCGCACCCGTCTCAGGGCTCCTGTTTTCTTCGATAGGCCGCGCATCAAGCAGGCCATTCTCAAAGGACCACATGTGACGGTCCTTCTTAATCTCCGAAAACTGAATATCCTTACAGTTTGTCAGGTGACGAATGACGTCGTTGGCCATGCCACCCCGATTCGTCAGGTTCATCCACATCTCGGCATTATCCTCCTTTTGCGTCTCGTCATACACAAAGTCCTTAATCTCCTTGATGGGCTTCCAAGCTCGCGTGGTTCGAATCTCCTTGCAGCACTGATCACGGTACCGCCGGAATCCATTCTTGTACGCCTGTCTCAGCAGGTAAATGAGGAGAGTCTGGTACGGACTAGTCGATTCACCGATATCAAAGTCCACATCTGGATTCTCGACCAAAGGTTGATTAAACATCTTGTACTCGGTATCATTCTCAATAAACTTGGCCGTAATCTTCTTGTAACACTCGCGGAACCGCTTGATTCGGCGCTCGAAACTCATCTTGTCCCCATTAATATCCTCCGTCTCGGACTTGGAAATTTCCAAAAGCTCGGCACGGGCAAGCATGTAGCCACAAATAGTAACTGTACGGTTCTTGTTCACGAGCATACGTTCGAAATCCTCCTTGTCAATATCGATAGGGAGGCCGAACTCGTCCCGACGGGGACTCGCCGGAAGCCACTTGGTCGCCAAGTTGGAGTAAATTTCTTGGCGTCTGTCTGTATTTTGCAAATTTAGGAACAAATTTCGCTCACAATCGTTGAGTTTGTTGTTCAAGTCGTCAGCAGTCCACGAATTGATTTCCTTTTGGTACACGCTTCCATCTGGAACGGGAGTCGACTTCTTTTGTGTGGACGCCTTGGACATTGATGAAATAGCGAGAGACTTTTTTAAGCGCTGTCGACCACTGTGGGGGTTGCTGGAACCATCTTGTTCATCGCCGCAGCAATCTTGACGAGAATCTTGTTCTGCATCTCCATATTCAGTGCAATCTTCTCAGTTGCGTCTTTCAGGCTCACGAGCGTCGTGGCAATGGTCTCGCCGTCCTCGGTGGCAAGCAGGCTCCCGAGCGCCTCGAACATATCCATGCCGTCGCCGAACTCCTCGTCCTCCTCAAACTCATCGTCTTCCTCGGGCTCCTCCTGCTGAACAATCTTTGGTGGGGGTGCACGTGGGCGAGACATTTTGTATTATTCTTGTAGGAAAAAGGTCTTGAATATTTTCGCAGTTGATAGTAAATGCCCGGGGGTGCTCTTATGCAACTCGTCGCCTACGGCGCACAGGACGTGTACCTGACAGGTGAACCCAAAGTGACCTTTTTCCAGACGGCCTACAAGCGTCACACCAATTTCGCTATGGAAACCGTACAGCAGACGGTGGCCGGCGCCCTGACCTCCGGCGGTCTGACCTCCGTGACCCTGTCTCGCTCAGGCGATTTGGTCGGTGACATGTTTGTGGTCCTCCAGCCAACATCTTCCAGCTCATCCAATTTGACCACGAATAACAGCGTGGCCGATATGGCGTGGGTCGCTGAGAGGGCTTTCACATCCGTCGAGGTCTTTATTGGTGGGCAGTCTATCGATAAGCACTATCAGTTGTGGTTCCGTCTCTACGCCGAGGTGTTCCTGAACGATACGAAGAAGCAGAACTACGGCAAACTGACATCGTGCCCAAACGTAAATATTGTGTCTGGAACTCCAATCACGTCTCAGAGCTACGTGTACTTGCCCCTCATCTTCTGGTTCAATCGCAACCCCGGTCTTTTCCTTCCCCTTGTGGCTCTTCAATATCACGAGGTCCGTATTGACTTTACCATCAGCCCCCAGTACGCAAGCTATTTCGGAACCAACCCGTTCGCCGTATGGGCCAACTACGTGTATCTCGACACAACTGAGCGCGATTCCTTTGCCAAGAAACCCTCAGAGTACCTGATCGAGCAGGTCCAGCACGTGAACGCCGACCCAGTCGGCTCGACCAGTGAGAACACTCCAAGTGTGATCCGTATGCAGTACAATCACCCAGTGAAAGAACTCATCTGGTGCTACCAAGTCCCAAGTTTCTCGTCCAATCCCAATTCCATGTGGAACTTTTCCTCCAACGTGTCGAACGTGAATATGACCGTGGACCCATCTAAATTTGCATCGTCTGCAACTCCCTTTTCTCCGGCCCATGTGGGGGCACCGGCGCTGTATGTTCCGGCTCCTTTCCTGACGCCCCTCTATGTGAATGCGGCCAGTAACGTGACGACCGGAAACACCATTTCGGTTCAGTCAAACGTCATCTCGGGCAACGTCTTCTGGGTCGAGTCGGGCATCCCCGTTACTTCAAGTAACACCGTATACGGACAGGAGGTTGGGCCTATGCACCAGGCGAAGATCATTCTGAACGGTACGGACCGTTTCGTGCCTCAGTATGGCAAGTACTTTAACCAGTATCAGCCGTACCAGTATCACTCAGGTGTTCCGTACCCGGGCATCTACGTGTACTCGTTCGCCCTCAAACCCGAGGACCTTCAGCCAAGCGGTACGTGTAATTTCAGCCGTATCGATATGGCCCAAATTGCCGTGAACCTAAAGACGGGTATACCCACTGTGAATCAGCAGATGTTCGCTGTCAACTACAACATTCTTCGTATCCAATCTGGTCTCGGCGGCGTCGCGTTTGCAAACTAAAGACCTAGGTTCTTCATAGTACATGCCCTTTGTGTATTCTATAAAATGTAAACTCGAGCCTTATAAAGAGTACATAGGTCAGACGGTTCAAGACGACTTTCAGGTACGTCTGAACGGTCACATGGCCGATGTGAATAACGGACGCAAGAGACACTTATACAACGCGATTCGTTTGTATGGTTGGGACCAATTTATGATTGAAATTCTTCACAGTTTTCCAAGAGAAGGAAACTGGGAAGAACGTCTGGACAAACTCGAGATTTACGAGATTTTTCAACGTGGAACATTGGCTCCACACGGGTACAATAACGAGACGGGTGGGAACAAGAACAAAGTGCTTCACGAGGACACAAAAGCGTTGATGAGTTCCGTGAGGTCAGGTGATCGACACTTTATGTTCGGAAAGCACCACACGAACGAAGCTCTTGATCTTTTGAAAGAGGCGAACCGAAAAGAGGTCCAGCAATGGTCCAAAGACGGAAAGGAACTTCTCAGGACGTTCGAGTCGGTCGAGGAGGCTTCAAGCGAATCGGGGGCAGACGGAAGTCATATAACAAAGGTCTGTAAAGGTGTACGCAAAACGACGGGAGGATTTCATTGGAAGTTTGTTCGTGAGGAAGATATTCACACGAATGAACCCCTGAAATTTACGAAAATTCAGCAATGGTCATTTGATCTCAAGACATTGATAGCCGAGTTTGATACTATGCGAGAAGCAAGTAAGGAGTCTAAAGCCGACGTACGGGGCATAAGTCGATGTTGCAAAGGCGCGTCTCGATCCGCGGGCGGGTTCAAATGGAAATCCGTCTGATTTTTTTTCTTGGGGAATAGTACCAAGTGATATCATGGCAGGTGGATTGATGCAACTGGTTGCCTACGGCGCACAGGACGTGTACCTGACGGGCCAGCCCAAGGTGACCTTCTTCCAAGCTGTGTACAAGCGCCACACCAACTTTGCGATGGAGAACATCCAGCAGACTGTGAACGGTACCCCCACCAACGGTGGTCGCGTGTCCGTGACCATCGCCCGCAACGGCGATCTGGTCGGTGACATGTACGTCCGCCTGACGCCCGTCCAGCCCGCCACCGCCAACCTGACCACGACCAACACCGGCATGGACGCGTGCTGGGCTGCCGAGCGTTGCGTCGCCGATATTGAGCTGACCATCGGTGGCCAGCGCATTGACAAGCACTACCAGACTTGGTGGCGCCTGTACGCCGAGCTGTTCCTCTCCGAGTCCGAGAAGATCAACTACGGCAAGATGACCTCCAGCCCCGTGGTGTTCCCCGACAGCACCAACACCAACAGCGTGTACCTGCCTCTGCTGTTCTTCTTCAACCGCAACCCTGGCCTGTACCTGCCCCTGATTGCCCTGCAGTACCACGAGGTCCGTCTGGACTTTGACCTGACCGGCTACTACTCGACTTTCTTCGGCACCACCAGTCCTTTTGAGGTGTGGGCCAACTACGTGTACCTGGACACCGAGGAGCGTCGCCGTTTCGCCCAGAAGGGCCACGAGTACCTGATCGAGCAGGTGCAGCACACCGGCGGTGACGCCATCACCCTAGCGGGCACCCCAACCCTCACTGGTTCCCCCACTGCCCAGACCATCCGTCTGTCTTTCAACCACCCAGTGAAGGAGCTGATCTGGTGCTACACCAACACCAGCGCCACTGCCTACAACAGCATGTGGAACTTCTCCACGAACATATCTAATGTGGCCATTACTTGCAATCCCTTTACGTGCGTGGCTCAGGGTGCTCTGCCCCACACCATCGGCTGCCCCCGCCTGTCCAACACCTCCGCCGCCTCTTGGGTTGAGGAGGGCTCTTCCAACGTGCTCACCTCCTCCAACGTCGAGGTTGGCCCTCTGTACAACTTCAAGCTGGTGCTGAACGGACAGGACCGCTTCAAGGAGCAGCAGGGCAAGTACTTCAACCAGTACCAGCCTTACGTGTACCACTCCGGTGTGCCATACCCCGGTGTGTACTGCTACAGCTTCGCGCTGCAGCCCGAGGAGCACCAGCCCACCGGCACCTGCAACTTCTCTCGCATTGATAACGCCCAGGTGGCGATCAACATCAAGGGTGCTGCCACCACCCCTCTGCAGAAGATGTTCGCGGTGAACTACAACATCCTGCGCATTCAGTCCGGAATGGGCGGTCTCGCTTTCAGCAACTGAATGGGAGGATTTATTTTATACCAAATATCAAAAAACAACGGTTCGCGTCTCGGGTTCGTCCCGGGCCTCAGGCCCAAAAGTGTTCAAGACTTTTGGGTCAGAGACTCAAAAAAAGTGCTTCGGCCACATGATTTGTAACAATAACAAATCTTGTGGTTGAACTAAAAATATAGGTGAAAATTAATGAAACTGTACGTTAGTTTGTTTGGATTGTCTGTAGTTTTCTGTCTGATTGCAACCATCATGTTCATTGCGTTGGGTGCGTGTAGTAAAGACAAGTCCAAAACGTGCAGCATGCAAAGCAATACTGCTCTCGCAACCTGCATCATAAGCAGCGTCGCATTTATCGCCGGTGAAATTTTGCGCGGTGGAAATAGTTAATAACGCGAAACAACCTCCCACTCCCCCTTGAGTGCCGAAAACTCCTCCTCAATGACACCCATACATTTCACGGGGTCGAACTGGGGAGAACAACAAAACACATCAATATAGATTCTGTTATGTTCCGGGTACGTGTGAGCACTGAAGTGACTCTCGGCCAAAACGAGAACTCCTGTTGATCCGTGAGGTTCAAATTGGTGAAAAGCTCGACTTACGACTGTAAACCCGCACTTTTCAGCGATTCGATTCATAATTCCCTCGAGGTGTGTTGCACACGAGACCCACACACCGTCGATGTGACCCACCAGGTGTTTCATTACACATTTAGGGGTGGCTGATTTTATATACAATTAGACCGAGGGCGAGAACAATGTACAAAAGGCCAAAGAAACGCCGACCCATCTTGTTATCACTCTGTGTTCCCGCCTCGACAAAGTTACTGACACCCAGGGCACCCAGTATGAGAACCAGTAGGATCATGA